TATCGTCACTGACTGTAAGAGCTTTGATTTCGTCAAGCTCCATGTTTTCTTTGCCCTTGCGTAGCCACTTATCAAACATCACTGTCTTTGTGTCTACTTGCTCAGTTGTAAGACCAGCTTCAGGACGCTTCAAAAGCGCCTCAAAGTCGTTCATCTTTTCTTCAACTTGCTTTTGCTGTTGCTGTGCAAGTGTGAGCTTTTGGTTAATGTCCTCAAAGCGGTCTAGGTCAGCTTCAATATTCTTGAGCTTTTCTTCAACCAGCGGGTCAGACGAACCCTTCTTTTCAATGTCAGTCAAACGAGCATCGTTGGTGGCTTTGAACTCCTCAAAAGCTACCGCAATACCCTCGACTGCGTTTTTGATATCGTCAGACATCATCAGTCTCCTTTTAGGATTTTGGTGAGTTTTGCCATTGAATCAATGACATCTTTTTGCTCATCGCCAACCTCACGCTGGTCTAAAGCCTTGAACACGGCGTTTGCCGCTACCTTTGATTCGCTTCTTGAAAGACCACAAGCATCCCGCATGGTTTCTTCCCATTCACGAACCGTCCGTTGTTCCCCTTTGACCGCCTGAACTCTCGCTCTGGTATTCATCGGGAAGGTAACGGCACTAATCTCCATTAGGTCAACTTCTTTGAGCATACGCTTTTTGCCACGCTCATCGTAATCTGCACCCTTTGGAGAAACCCTGTAGCCAATGGAGAGGCCATCAATGGCTCCCATCTTCATTAGCTCATAAACTTCACGGCCTTTTTGTGTACCCATAGCCAAGCGGCCTTTTACACGCAGACCTTTTCTATCTTCAATGATTTCATCAAATACCCCGATAGGCTCTTTGGCATCATGTTGGTAAAGGAGCTTAACGCCTTTTGGACCCTTGCTTGCGATTGACTTGGCAAATGCGCCTTGCACCATGACATCGTTGCCGAGGTCTTTGTTGCCAAAGATAGAGCCGTATCCAGAGAACACGCCCTTTTCTTCTTCATCATCGCCGTTGTAAGCCTTTAGCTCTGCTTGAATATCAAGCGTCTCTGACTTCATCTCATCATCAAAATCATCAGTGAAATCTTCAACTAGGGCTTCATCCATCACAGTCTCCTCTTTCCCGCCCTCGCGGTAACTGCTCAGACAGACTGCAACCCGCTGGTCACGCTGTGAGTATTCGGCAAGCATGGTGCTATCACCTGTGCATCTTGCCATAAAATCAGATTCGCTTTCACCAGAGCTAGGCTTTGGTATCGGCATAAGCATCTCCTAATAGGTACATCATACACTCATGTTGAACAATAGACAACATCTACAATTATTTTCACTTTTTTTCAATTATTATCATTTTATGTGTTGACAATAGTAAACAACACCCCTATATTAAGAGGGTAAGCAGTTATTAACACAAACCACGGAGAAGAAAATGATTAGCATGAAACGCCACAAAGAAATTATGATTAACAGCCAAGAGTCTTTAGAGCGAGTGTTGCGGGTTTACCCAACATGGATACAACAAGAGATTGATAACCCACACCCTGCTGGCACTTCCGCAAAGGTAATTAAAAACCTACAGAAAAGATTGGATGCCGCAAGAGAGATTATGGCAATTAGAGTATTAAGCGGTAACGCATAGCAACAAGGGGGTGAAAGCCCCCACTAACCACGGAGACCACCACGATGAATTATTTTCCTAAAAGCACTGCTTATAAATTGGTAAACAAAGATACCCAAATAATTGAAGCAGAAGGCTCTGCAAGGGATATGCGTAAATTACGCAAGCAAGACCCTAGCAAATATGAAATTTACCTTTCCCCTAGCAGAAACAGCGTTGGCAAAAAGATGTATTAACCACGCAAGGGACTAAGCTTCTACTTCATCTTCTGGGGTGACGTATAGGGTGACACAGCGGCAGTTAATCACATTAGCCGCCCCGCCTCTTGGGTCTCCTGTGTATCCCATTGGCATACCCCTAACGATGAAGTCCTCATCTAACTCAACCTCTACGCCGTTCATGGCTGTGTGCCATTGCCTAGCCCTGTCATCTGATACAGAAACCCACCGCTTCTTTTGATTGGGTATCTTGAGGCTGGCATTGACTGCGTGATTAGCGTAGCTGGCGGCTGAATGAGTTTCAGTCCTTGCAATGGTCGCTGACCTTATTCTGCTAAATGAACCACGCATTGATTCAAAGATGTTGGTTGCGATAACTGATACACCCAAGCCTTCTAATTCACCCGCCCTGATAATCCTTTGTATTTGCGCGAGGGTTGTGCCGCTTATCTGCGATACCCGCATTGCTCCATACAAATTGATGTACTCTCGTATGATGATTTCAAACTGGCTATCTTGTTTTTGATACCTGAGTATTCGCAGACCGAACTCATCTATGACCGCCCTGTAATGGCTGTCCAAGATAACTTTAAGGTTAGTAGAAAAATCTCGCTGGGTGTTGATAAGCCTACCCGCATCCCTGTAGTCTTGCTGGGCTTTCTGCCCTGTCTCAGCGAACAAGGTCTGTAGTTGCAGACGCAGTTTACGCTCAAACCCAATACGCAAGCGGTTTTGTTCTATGTATTCCCTGCGTATGGATATGCGATTGCGTGGTGCTTTGTGTGCTAGTTTAGTCATTCTTTACATAAACAAACGTCATAGTGCCAGATATAGCATCTGACCCAGAACTCACCAATGCCCTTAATTCAACATCACTTTTTTCATCAATCATTAGAGGCACACCAAAATCCATCTCGATATGCGTATTGTGTAATGTGACAACAGCTTTTGTTTGCGCCACCTGACCGAATGGTGTGACTTTTAATCTGCCTGTTGCAAATTTGTTAGCGGCAGTTGTTCCTGATGAAAGTGTTATTTTGTGTAAATGCGCTGTATATCCAGCGGGGACACTCCAAACAGCCATCAAGGTTTGATTTTCACCAATAATTATCTTGGCAAACTTATTTGCTGGAACGCCTGATGATACCGCCCCTGTGCCAACATACACATCACCCTGTGGAGCATTAGATGTTACTTTGGCTCTATTGACCCTCAAATATTCATTTGATGTATTTACAGCAGTTTGACCATTCAAAGTAATGGTCTCTGTTATTGGTAAATAATTAGAGTCTAACCCTGACACAATAACGGTTGTAGCTGTATCAGATGCGTTACTGCTTGATACCTTCATCACTGAAGCTGAAGATGGGTGGGCATATAATGAACTGCCATCCCATATTGTTTCCTCATCTGTGCCTATTGCGGGATTGAAGCCAAATTTATATTCAGTTAAATGACCGTAAAATCTGCCTTGATTGAACTGCAATCCCAAAAGAGATGGAATAGTCATGTTAATCCCCTGTTCTTAATGGGTGGCCTTTCGGTAGCAAATCAGTATCAAACTTGCCGCTTTTGAACTTGCCTGTACGGACAGCCGCCAAGAATACATTTACCCTTGCATAAGCCCACTGGTCTTGACTTGATACGCTTGGCCTTACTGATTGCGGGTTTGTATTGTAAGCCCCCACGCCCCTACGGAATACAGCTTCAAGCATCCGCTGTGTGACACGCTTGCCCTTCTTGTCGCCATGCTTGTCGTTATGCTCTTTGACTTTCTTAGCCAAGCCCTTTTTAACAGCCTCACTGATAGGAGCCTTTTGGTCTAGCTCATTGTGCGCTATTGGGCTTTCCTGTAGCATAATGTCCATTGCTTCATTCTTGCCATCACGTTCTTTGTCTAGTGCCGCCGCTTTACGCCTTGCCCATGTTTGGCCTGAATCACCACCCCACAAAAGCCATGCGATTTTCCCTGCACTTGGGTAGCCTTCTTCGCCTTGCCTAAAGCCTGTGGCTCTTTTGTCTACTTCATGGCGGCTAAAGAAGCTGTGCATCCGTCTTACAGTCGAGGGCGAGAGCCTTTCTTTGGATACAAGTTGGACTGCTCTTGCGACACCAACTTCTGTTCCGCCTCTGTTGAACTCTTTACGCATGGCAAGACCACGTTCAGCCTCTTTCGCCATTGCGTCAGTAGGCGTTGTGTCAACATCGCTCTCTGCCTTTGCATCATCGTCAAGAACCTCACTGGTTAAACGGTCATAATCATCATGTGATTCACATGGCATAAAGACTGTGCCATTGGCTGTTTCATGTGAGTGCGTACCCACGCAACCTATTTGCTCCGCCCTATCTTCAGCCTCACCTTCAGTTGTAAATACGTCTTTTTCAACTTCCTGTTTAGCTTCTGCATCCATTCCATAAGCATCTTTACCATCTTGTTCGGCCTCCTGTCCTTCGGCTGGTGCGGTTTCTGTGGTTCCAAGTGGAAAGAGATTAGCCGCGATATAGACATCATCACCTCCTGTAATTGGCTCTAGCCCTAACCGTTCCCTAGCTTCATTACGAGAAATGATACCCTCACGGACTGCTTGCGTTACGTTTTCATAGATACGCCTGCGACGTTCCACCATTGCTGGCACTGCCTCAAAATCATACTCAATATAAATATCATCACCATACATCGGCGAAAGCCACTCATTCAAATCTGATTGTATGCGCTTGGCTAATGGAATTATCGTTTCTTCGTAAAGCGCGAGTCTCGCTTCTTGGACATTCGCATACGTCTGCGAATCTGGAATCCCAATAAGCTGACTTGGAACCCCAAAACACAAAGCGATATCCTTTGCCGCCATGTTTCTCTGTTGCAGAAAATCCATGTCTTTAGGGCTAAGACCCATTTCGCGCCAATCAAAATCCCCCTCCAATAAGAGTGGGCGACCCGCATTAGCTGGACCCTTAAACTTAACATCTAAATCATCCTGTAGCTGTTGACGTTGACCATCACTTAACTGGATAGGCATACCCCTATCGCTAGTTGGCTTGAATACAATAGCACCGCTTGGTCTTGCCCCATTGTTGAGAAGGCTGATGTTGTGCTTATTGATAGCGTTGTGATTGTCAATATCTACTGCCGCCGCCATAAGCGGGGATAGCCCATAGAAATCATCTAATGGGTTGTAGAGCTTCATGTGTTTGACTTCCGCCTCACCAGTAAGCGGGTTTGAATCATACGTTTTGACAACCTTGCCATTGATTACATACTCATAGCCTTCTGGCGTTGTTGTCTTGCTTGGCTTAACCCTCACGCGGTCTGGCCTTAACAAATAAAGCTCCCGCACCTCACCCGCCACATCTGAACGGATTGAGTAGTTATTACCTGATAAAAGCAAATAAGAATAAACAGCTTGGAAATACTCAACACCCGCTTGCATTGGGTTGGGGCGTTGAAGCAGACTTAGTATTGGGTGCTGGTCTAGCTCTATATCGCCTTGGTAGGCTTTGAATGGAATACAGGCCGCACCATTGGCAATTTCATTAACGCAACGATACACAATAGCGTTTTGTCGATAGCCCTCATCAGCATAGGCTTCATAGTTATCCCGCCTGTAGTGTTGAGTGTTTGTTGTGCTTAAGACAACCTGTGGTGCTTCCTTGTACTCTATTGTCTTGGTTTGTAGGAAGTTAAAAAAATCTTTGATGCCAGCCATTATGTGATTCTCCAAGTAGCCGTCCCACTGGATTGGCTCAGTTCTGTCAACGCCCAGACTAAGGCATCAAGTCTATCTGGTGATTTCCTACTGCCAACAGTAAATGAGCAAAGCTGTTCTTCTAGCTCTGTAAACATACCGACATGAGAAACCTTCTTTTGTTCATACAAAGCGGCAATAGGTTCTGCCCTTACCATCTTGCCCCTAGAAGCATTTACTGGTGTGTATGATACTTCGTTGTCTATTGTTCTTATCAGACGTTCCACCAAATCGCCACCATTATTCACTTCTGCAACAATGCGGTCAGCCTGATACTTGTAGTACATATCAATGGCTAATCGACCCCACCCATCTGGTGTCATCTTACCAGAAACATCGTCTAAGACATAGTACCTTCCATTATCCGCTTGCCCAGCTATCACAATACCAGTTTCATCAGACCCCTCATTGTTGGTCACGGCAGGGTCAATAGCCACAATAATTCTACGCAATTCAGGCACTTCATCCTTGGTGACTCTTGTTTCATCTAGGTTTTTGTAATTCCAAAGCGCACCTTCACTATCATCAAGAAGCTCTGCATAAAGCTCTTGTCTGCCTAGCCTAGTGTTATCGTACTTCTCTCTAAGCTGTTGCAATGCCGCTGGCGCAAGATTAGCCTCATTCTCAAACGTGCTTCCTCTGGTAATGACTATGCCCTTGCGCTTCATTAGCCCTCTAATGATAGGTGACGGCTTCGGGGTTGTGGTGATAACGCATTGCGGGTTCTGCCCCAAACGTAATCCAAACATAAGCTGGTCAAAGGTTTCTGGGTAGAACCAAGCCGCTAACTCATCGCACCAAGCCCTATGAAACTGAGGACCACGCAAACGGTCTGGCTCTGTAGCACTGAATCCCATTATCTTTGAGCCATTGTACAATGTTATCTCTGATGCTGAAGCGTTATATCCCCTGCCCCTGCCTGACATCAAACATTCTGTAGGCAAATTCTTTATAATCCCTGATACCCCGCCAAAGGCAACCCGCCGTATATCCCCGAATGTAGGCGTGACAACCGCTACCTGAACCTCTGGGTTGCGTAGAGCGTAAAGGATTGTATCCATAGCCCCTGTGCGCGTCTTGCCCCAGCCTCGCCCTGCAAGGATAAGCCATATATTATAATCGCCATATATACTTCGGGGCGGAGTTAATTGAGAATCACGAGCTGTTGATTGCCACTCATTGTACAGTGTGCTTGTAGCGAGATGACCTTGCCTCTGCAATTTCGTCAAGTTGCTCCATAACCTCTCGGAAGGCTTCTGGATTGCTGATGTCTGCACTGACTTTACTTATCTCCTGTGCTTGGCCTAAAGCTAGTTTTCCTATTTTTTGAGCGTTCATAGCGATTTGAGACAACTCTCTTAATGTCTCAGTCTCTAAGCCGCCGTGTTGCGGGTTGGCTTCTTCGTCTGCGAACCCTCTACGCATCCTTGTTGCAACCTTCTGCAACATACCTTGCGCGATTGTTAAAGCCCTGTCATCTAACTGCTTGCCGCTTGCCAACATACGTTCTAAACGCTCTGCGTCCTGACGTTGCTCTAATTCAGTCTGTATACGGTTTTTCTCTGCTTGCCAGTTTTCTTTATCAACCCACCTGTAAAGGGTTGCTCTGGCTACATCATGCCGCTTGCAAAGGGCTTCAACGGCTGGATATACACGCTGGCCTTCTGCATTGGTGTACCCATGCACGAACTCATCCCTGATAGTCTGTCTAAGCTCTGGTGTAATTTTGTTTGTCATAGCTCTACGTTATCACAATTTCTCAGTTAATCTTATTTTCTTCTTCCACTTGCTTTTTTAGCAGTATTTGATGCTTGCTTACCCAAGCCTTGTTATATTCTGCATCTGCAAACAATTTGGAGAAGCCTGTTATATGCTTCAGACGTAACAGTTCATCAGGCTCCATACCCAAGTGGTTACATACATCGGCATCCGCCCAGCCATTATCAAGCATATTGAAAACCATGTTAGACATACCTGATACGCTGTGTGCGCCTCTGGCTCTATTATGCCTTACAGTAGCCGCCATGCGTTCATTGATGTCTTTCTTGATAACTACAATTGGAACACAGCCATCAGTGCTGTCGTATATGTCCTTGTTGTTTTTGCAAGTAAAGTACCTATGGAAGCCATCAACGATAACGTATTTATCCTTGGTCTCATCATAAATTGTTACGATTGGCTGGGTATAGCCGTCATGCTTTATGCTCGTATGTAGCAGTTTCATTTCCTGACCCGCGACAGAATTAGGGTTGTAGTCGTTTGGCTCCACCTTATCTATCGGCATCCACATTACGTTACTTATTGGGTGATTCTGGCTCATGCTGCCCTCTATGTTCTGGTTTGATGTAGCGCAAATCACGCTCTGGTCTATTCCAATCAATGGTTTGACCTCTCTGTAGCTTGAGGAAATTGATTGTTTCGGGTCTGCCAAGAAAGTTCTGTAACTTGGTAAAATGCCAATCATTCGCTAAAATACATAGGACTTCGCTCTTGTGACGTTCTTCTGGCAGTGCCATGTTCGCAAATTTGACATCCATTTTCTTGAACTCTTTACGAAAGACCTCCCTACGTTCCTCAGTCTGCACAAGGTTATCCACAAGGTAATCCCTGTATTCCACCCAATCAGAGAACATCCACGGCAAGGTTTTGATGGAGAACATATCCTTCTTGGACATATGCTTGGCTTGGTTTATACCCCCTAGCCGCTTAGTGAGAGCGTTCCAAGTGTCCGCTTCCATCTCATGCAAATAGAATAGCTGGTCAATGGCTGTTTCATGATGAAGGTTTGATACCCTCATTTTCATGGGCTGGATACCATGCCGCCAAAATTCGTTGTATATTGTACAGTAATCCCACTGGTTATCGTGGATTGCCTTCCATACATCCTTATAGCTCCAATCATAAATTGGATAAAATGTGTAATGCCCTAGCTTTTCGCTCTCTCTTTTGCCCCACGTTATATGCTTATACGTCTGCCCTGTAGTCAGACCCGCCCTTCTGTTTGGGCTTTCCTCTGCCCTTACACCCCCGACATTGGCTATTGTTTTATTAGGGAAGGTGTATTGGAGATACTTGGTGAACATAGTCGTGAACCTGTCCGTACCATAAACATTTTCATGTATGCTGTTAGGCTCTTTAGGTCGCATCCATTCTTCACCCTCTGCCCAGCAATGCAACCATGAGGATTCCATTGATGCCGCATTGAACAGCTTGATAGGCACTTGTAGCCATTGAGGGTCAACCCTTGGGTCATTCATAACCTTGCGGACGTATTGAATTACAGCATCCCATTCGGCTTCTTGGTCAACAAACATAACCTTGATAGGCAATTTACCCTTGGATTCCGCCACCTCCAAACAAAGATTAAGAACTATGGTGCTATCCTTGCCCCCAGAGAATGAGACTATAACCTCATCAAACTCATCAAACAGGTATTGTATCCGTTCAATGGCGGCATCATAAACATTCTCATCCAAATAGAATTTCATTACATTCCTTCAAATCTGAATGATTTTGCACAATGTGGACACATTACTTCATGCCCCTTTTGTGAATTGTCCATGCCTCTTTCAGCAAAAGATGAGTTAATGCCATCACTAGCTTTGTTGATATCGCCTTCAGTTATCTCATCGTAGCTTGTCATAGGCTCAAGATTCGGGCTGAAATCCATCAAATCAAATTCATCGTCCATGCCCATTAGGGAGAGGTCAAAGCTACTGCTCTTGATTTGCTTTAACTCAGAATAAAGCAAGGCATTATCCCAGCCGCCTTTTTCTGCCAGCTTATTATCCGCTATGACATAAGCTCTCTTTTTTTCCTCTGACCAACCCTCTGCTACCATGCAAGGTACATCAGACAAGCCAAGCTGTTGAGCCGCATACAAACGCCCATGACCAGCTAACACAGTGTCCTTCTCATCAATTAAGATTGGGATAGTCCAACCCCACTCACGGATACTGTTAGCCAGTTGGTCAATTTGAGTATCGGGATGTAGCTTGGAGTTTCTATCATAAGGGATAATCTCTGAAAGCTGTCTACGCTCTACTTTATCTGCCGCCCATTTTATATCTGACATTTATCTTCCTACCTTATGGCATTGCAGTTCATCCCATTTTGGGGTTAAATAAACATTACCACATCAAGCCACAAAAACAAGTGAAGATAAAATGCTAGAATGTCCAAAATGCAAATCAACAGAGCTAAAAGTCGTAGCACTCAAGCCCAGAGATATACCAAAAGGCAAAACTAGATGGCGGCAATGCCTGAAATGCGATACCAAATTTACCACGCTTGAGAGCGTCTTTATCTTGCCAGAGCTACCCAAACCAACAAAAAAGACTAAACAGCCTTCACAGCCGCTTAAACGCCCAAGAAAGCGCAAGCTAACCCCTAGAAAGCCCATGCCATCTGTAGAGGTGGAGCCAGATTTTGACAGTATGTCAGATGATGAATTGGAATCTTTTATCTTTAATAAATAAAAAAAATTAAAAAAATGCGTTTTATTGCATCTTAGGTGTTTACAATGGTAAACAGTTGTGCCATTATAATTGAGTAAGGGGCTGTAACCCCAACAACCACGGAGAGAGAAATGAATATTTATAATAATTTTAAAGTTGGCGTTGAGATTGAGTTTAAAGGCGTTAGACTTGCAGAGGTTGAGAGATTCATGCGTAACAACCTAACGGATATTGAGGTTCGCAGAGAAGGCTATAACCACCGCACCCAGCCATATTGGAAGATTGTAACCGATGCAACGGTTTCCACAAATGGCTATTCAGACCCTATTGGTGGCGAGTTAGTAAGCCCACCAATGAGAGGTGAGGATGCGTTTGTTCAGCTTCGCAAGGTGCTTTTTGTTCTCAGCCAAATGGATGGACTTTATGTTGATTACCAGTGTGGTGTTCACGTTCATTTAAGTTGGGCGGATATGACGATTGACCATGTAAAAAATGTGGTTACAAGATATGGAGATTACGAGGAACAGATTGATACGTTTCTTCCTCGTTCTCGACGTGGGGATGCGAACCAATGGTGTTACAGCATCAAACCTAGTTCTCGGCACGGATACCCTCTCTCTCGTATTCAAGCCGCTACTAGGATTAGTTCGCTCCCCACCATTGCTAGCAAGTACCACAAAGTGAGCCTAGCCAAGATTGTTGAATATGGGACTGTTGAGTTCCGCCAACACGCGGGTTCATATGACCATGTTAAAATTGGCAACTGGATTAAGTTCCTAATGGCGTTTGTTGAGGCCAGCAAAAACCCGACTCAAGGTGCAAGCCTCACTTACAAGCGCAGAAAAAAGATTGCGTTTGGTGAGATTCGTGAACAGGTTGCCGCACAAGGTTGGGATTTGCGTTTTGCAAATACAGGGTACAAGCTGTTTGATTCCAATGGTGCGTTGCGCGATTTTCTCACACTCGACCAATTAGAAAATATGTATGAGCCAGCCACTCGCCAGCTTAACCAGAATTTCTCGGATTGGTTTGCCACTTACTTTTTCGCAACAGCCGATTCTATGTTCAACCAAGTTGAGCCAGAGGTTCAAGATTACCTAAACAACAGAGCCGCGCAGCTTGCGGCATAAACCACGGAGAGACCAATGATATATTTAGCTTACGGATCAAACTTGAATAAAAACCAAATGGCGATACGTTGCCCTGCGGCAAAACCAATGGGATTTATATTACTGCCTGACTACCGATTAGTATTCAAAGGCGTTGCTGATATGATACCAGCCAAAGGATTGCATTGCCCTGTCGGCCTTTGGACTATAACTGACCAGTGTGAAAAGGCACTTGACCGCTATGAGGGATACCCCAGCCTGTACCGAAAGGAGTATTTTGTAAACGCGGACGGTAAACAGTTTATGGCTTACGTTATGAATAGCCACGGATTAGGCTTACCGCCAAAACAATATTACGAGGGAATCCTTAACGGCTATAAAGATTTCGGTATTGACCAAACCTACTTAACTGATGCCCTTGCCTTTACAAAAGAATACCATTCTGATGATGCATACATCTCTAGGCAATGGGGTTGATGTAATATTCATAATAGCCCTTCGACAAACCATTAGGCGCATCAAGGATAGCCCCATTTTTCCAATCTCTGGAAAGTGGGGTTTGTCTTTCAAACCACCTCGCTACTTTTGATGGGTGGCTCTGCCCTAACAAGGATTTCTGCGCCGCCTTATGCTGGACTAAAGAAGGTTGCGGACACATAACCTTGTTGCCTGTCTTGACACACCACATTGCAAGTCGACTGTCATCATGCTTGAAAGATGGCTTGATATGCTGTTCTTCCCAAGAAAGAAACAAGGGAATATGGTCGGTTGGCATGATAACCGCTGGACCCCAAATTCCATCTGGTATTCTCACCCATCTTGCATCCTGTTCTTTTGCCTGTTCGCAAATTTTACGATTAGCATAAAGAGAAATAGGAGAATCAGGACACGCTCGTATTACTTCATGGACACCCAATAAGAAATCATCACAGACTGTTATATCATCTTGGAGTATCATGTGATGAGTTCCATCAATCCTGACCCCATGCTCCCAGCATCTTTTTGCAGTAGGCCATGGTCCAGATTTCCACCAATCAGATATGATTTGAAAATCAATAGTAAGATTCTTAATTCTTTCGGGGTGTATTTCCCTTATTAGGTTTTCAACAGACAGCCTTCTTTCTGTGTCGAATGATGCAGTCATGACTGTTACAGATAGCCTAATCATATGACCCTGCCCACCCGCCCTCTATAAGCCAATAACGACATCCTGTTAAATCACCCGATTCAGTTAATAGCATCTGCGCTTGGAGCAATTCTTTGAAACTCATTTTATTTTCTGATGGCAATGGATATGAAAGACCCCATATATTGCATGAAAGCTGATTATCATTAAGGGTGCGCTTTATGTGTTCAATAGTGTACCCGCTTGCTTGCGAATCTAAATAATTAGGTCTGTATTGATTAGAGTACATCACTGAAAGAAACCTAGATTTCTGTTCAACAATATTTTCATCATGGTGCATATTCTGAATCATTGATTCGCACCAATCCGAAAGCCCCATATAATTTAACTGACCAAATACAGTCAGAACCAAATCCCAGCATCCGTGAAGTATCATTTCACTGCCATCAGCTTGTTGGAATTTATAATCAGGATATTTTTGAGAAGCTGATTTCAACATCTCAACAGAGATATCAATGCCGAAATAGTTTTCTGTTGGTATTTGACCAACCGTTATCATGTTTCCAGTTCCACAGCCTATATCCAAAACAGAACTATTTTTGTCAATCTCTGGTAAAAACCTAGAGATTATTTCTTCTTCTACAAAATGCCGTGGGCTTTTGTAAAACGAATCATAATTTGAAGCGATTTCATTATAAATATTTATTAGTTTCATCTAACAAAGATAACCCATAATGGGGTATGCGGCAAGCCTTAGATATAAGGGAAAGACGAAAGGGGGGCGACCAAACCCCCCTCTCTAACCACGAAAACCAAAACGCTTGGGAGCATAATTGGCAGTCGTAAACATAATATCACCTAATCACTGTCTGTCCAGTAGTTTTGCACTGTCTGATGTTCTGTTTCTTCGTAAACGTGCTTGGCTAAATTATACTTGAAAAAACACTCCCCAATACTCCCATATAATCCTTGCTCTCTAATCTTGCGGGTTATCACTCTAGTTTCATCAGTCTCAAAGTCTCTGTGAATAACAAGCCCAACATCCGCCATATTATTCCAATGGGCTGACCCGCTGACATCATACAGGCTAGGCGGCGGGATAATACCCTCTTGCGTTCTCTGCATTTTAGCGGGGTGGGCAACCATCCACATCGCAACCTCATGCGTCCGACAAAACTGTTTGCATCGGCTTATCAGGTCTCGGATATGCTCATCTTCTCTTTTGTTCCCATCCCTAGTTGCATCTATCTCATTGTATGGGTCAATGATTATGCCCTTCACGCCATGCCTTAAACAAGCGGCTCTAGCCTTGGCAAGCAACCAATCAATACTAGGCACAGATTCCTCTGCTTCAATAAAATGAAACTTGTCATCCAGAAACATCATAGCATCAACAAGTTCGCTCTTGCTCATCCTCTGGCTTGGACCAATATCAAATGGCTTGGCTATTACCTTTTCTGAAAGCCGCCTTATATGATTAGCGGTGCTATGCTCTGGTGAGAATACAGCAAACTTCCAACCGTGATTTCTCGCGAGGTTTACCGCAAGCTGGTCTATAAAATTTGATTTGCCGTGGTTGGGAACGCCAGTAACGACAGCAAATGTGGATGGCATCACCTTGTAAATATTATCCAAAGATTTGAACCCTGTAGACAATGCCTTCTGCACATTGCCGTCATAAATATTCAAAACCTCTTTCTCATAATCCCTGACAGTGTATAATCCATCTATGGGGTGTGGAGCCGCCAATCCTATTATCTCCCTTAAAACCTCGGCTCCATGCTCCATTAAACATTCATTCGCATCCTTGCATTGCACATCATGAAGGTTTGGGTATTCAATAGTCCAACAACGGTCTTTACCAAAGCGGTGTATCAGTTCCAGCTTTAACGCTTGCCCAGCTTCATCAGCATCAACAGCAACAATCACCTTCTCTGCCTCATGCAACCATTCGCAATTCTGCAAGGCTTGGAATCGCTTATCGTTCTCATCAAATTTTGCGGCCTTGGGTGCGCCATCTGGCAATGATACAGCATATGAGAAACCAGCTTCGTGCATGGAAAGCACATCCATCTCACCCTCAACAAATATAACTGTCTTAGAACCTGTATCATCCCACCACTGTTTAACAGCATCCATATTGAACAGGGTACGCTCTGCGCCGTTTTCTTGCCTAAACTTCTTATCCTTGGTTCTGTATTTTATGTTCACCAGTTGCCCATCTTTGTGATATGGGAACGCATAACAGGCTTCCTCGCCATTGCCAAACCAGTTTCTTGTCCTAGTAATCTGAAACGCCGCTACAGTCTCTTTGCTTATGCCCCGCCGCTTAAACCATTCAAGCATTGGCTGGCTTTCTGCATCGGCCTGTTTTGGCGGTGTAGGGCGTTTGTATTCCACTGGCCTTACATACTGCCCATCTGCTTTGTAGTTAGCCCCAGCAACAGCCCCAGCCCATTCGCAATGGTGGCACTTCCAGACTGCACCCCCATCAGGCTCTATGGTAACTGATAAGCATTGGTCTGCTTTGTTGCGTCTTGTGTGTGAACATTCTGGGCAAGTGGTTTTGTGGTCGCCAGCTTTCCAGTTGCGTAGCTGTATTTTATTATCAATCAATTTTTGCATTGTTTATCCCGCCAGTTGGTTTCGGTTCGTGGTTATAGCTTGCGCTTCTTCTACAGTTTCCCAACGCCGCTGGTTAAGCCATGTGGTCGCGTGAGGAATGTATTTCTTATCTTTACCATGCGTGGTGCGCTTAAATCTACAGGTAGCTAAAAATAAATCCCTAACCCCTATATCCCTATCTGTTACTCGCTTCCATGCTTCATAGGCTTTTGCTTTTGAACCATCGTTGCGCGGGTATGCGTTCCACCATTCCAAAAAGTCAGGCGCATATTTGTCACCCCTCTTTGTATTATTAGGTTGTTTAACTCTGATAGTATTGGGGGGCATATTTGTCACCCCCACCCCCGCAATATTGTCACCCCTGCTTAATTTAAGAGTATAGGTATTGCTAGTCTGTTTGCCGTCATCATTATACCTTGCCATCACTTCAACCATACCATCCGCCACAAGACTCTTAATTGCCCTCTGTATGGTACGCTCATCACAGCCGCAAAGCTCTGATAGCTTCTTGTATGAAGGGTAACTGGAAAAGTTCTCATCCGCGTAGTTGGCTATCATAATCAATACCAACTTGGCGGTTGGGTTCTGGCACTTGGCTTTAGCCGCCAGCCCTACTGCATCCCAACTCATGTTAGCTCCTTTGGTCATTCGTGGTTAAACAACATAAACCCAGCCAATATTTTATCGCAAGATTTTTTTTATTTATTTCACTTTGTGTGTTGACATTAGTAAACAGGTGTGCGATTATAATGAATAAGCAATGAAAACCATGGAGACTAAAATGATAACCGCAAGCACCAAATTGGAAAAGCTGTTAAGAGAAGGCAATTACTTAAAAGCCTTATCACTAGCCTCTAAATTTCCAAGGCTAGGCGAACACAAAGAACAGATACGTTTAGGGCATGAAGCCAACCAGAATCCCAGCTTTTACAGGCAGATTGGCAAGAACCCTGACCAGCTAGTAGCTGATGGCATTGCCGCGTTAAAAGACAGATACGCATACCTAACAAACTAAACC